GTTGGCAAACGTGGTAGCCGCGCCCGTACTGTGACCTTTTCTAACGGCCGTACAGCCGATTTTAAGGCGACACAATACCAACTGCTTGTACTACAGCAAAAAGACGCCGCGGGCGCTATCTGGGACCATGCAGGCATACGTAACGGCGGCCAGTTTGTCACTAACCTTTTGACTGAAGGCGAACACGTCGGCCCTAAAGCAGCGCCGCGCGCACTAGAACCTGCCGCCAATTCTGTGCTACCAGCTGTAGAAAAAGAAGTAGAAAAGATAGTCGAGCGCGTAATGTCAATAGTCAACCGCAACCTAGTAACGACAAGAGCACGCTAATGGCTATCAACATTCCGATTATTTCAAGTCTTAACACCAAGGGTTTTGACAGCGCCAAAAAAGAGTTTCAGAGCTTGCAAGGCGTTGGCGCTAAGAGCGGGTTTCTATTACAGAAAGCAATGTTGCCGGCTGCAGGCGCAGTTACCGCATTGGCTGGCGGTCTGGTCTTGGCGGCTAAGGCCGCTATCGCAGATGAGCAGAGCACTAAACTTTTAGAAACGCAGCTGCGCGCAACGCTCGGGCCTAACCAAGCACTTGCCGATAGCATGGCCGATTTTGTTGACAAGACCCAGCTAGCCACAGGCGTAGCAGATGACGAACTACGGCCAGCACTTGCCGGGCTAGTCCGTTTTACAAAAGATGCCAGCAAGGCACAAGACCTTTTAACCTTAAGTATCGACGCATCAAAAGCGACCGGTAAGGATTTGGCCGCCGTTTCTACAGCCATTGGGCGTGCGTACGACGGCAACTTTACAAGCCTGAAAAAGTTGGGCATACCGCTCGACGAAAACATAATTAAAACTAAAGACTTTGAGGCAGCACAAAGAGCACTTACCGCACAGTTTGGTGGCGCGGCAGCCGCTAACGCCAACACTTTTGCTGGCCGTATACAGATACTTAGGGTACGTTTTGACGAAGTAGTAGAAGCTATTGGTTACAAAGTGTTACCAGCGCTTGGCAACTTGCTTGACTACGTTGACAAGGTAATAAAAATAATGGACGAGCGCGGCCTAGGCGGCGTCATTAGTGAACTTGGCGGCAAACTACGGCGCTTTGTTGACCCATTCCAAGCAGTACAGGACGCGTTGCAACGAAACGTACAAGAAACCCAAGGCTTTTCTGACAAACTAAAACAGACAGGCGTAAACCTTGTAAACCTTGGCAGCGGTTTTCTCAACTTTGGCGGCAAGGTACTCGGGCTTAACGTCAACCTTGGCAAACTTAAAACCGGCTTAGACAAAACAAATGAAGGTTTAGCAGAGGCGTACGCCAACACGCGCGCATGGTCTGACACATTGTTACAGCTTGACGCAGACCAGAAACGCGCCAACTACCAAAAAGCGGTAGATATTGAGCAACAACGCCTAGCCAACCTCGAGATATCTAAAAGCACCGCTAGCACCAAAAAGGCGACAGACGCCGCTAAAAAGGCTGCAGAGGCCACAAAGAAACATGCCGAGGCGGTACAGACACTTAAAGACGCATACGACAATGCGGTACAAGCAGTTAAAGACAAGTTTGCACCAGCGCTTATGCGCGCCAATGAGCAACTGACCAAGGCAACAGACAACTACAACAACTTTTATAAAGCCACTGGCGACGTTGTGCGCGGCATATTTAACGTAGGCGACGCATGGACTACAGCAGCAGACAGCGAAGGCGCAAAAACATTTTTTGGTGTACTCGACGAACAAGCTAAAAAGGCTGGCGACCTATCTACCGGCATAGAAAAACTTATAGAAGCCGGGCTAGATGACCCAGCCCTACTTAAGTCAATTCTTGACTCTGGGGCAGACGTAGGACTTGAAATAATCAAAGGACTACTTGCCGGCGGTAAAGCGTCTATTGACCGTCTAGTAGGTATTTCAAGCACAATTAACGCAGCTGCAGACCGCATAGCCAAACTGACGGCAGATAAGTGGTATAAGTCTGGTATTGACCAAGCCCAAGCGATAGTGGACGGCGTTAATAGCGTCATTGCTAACACAGAGTTTTTGCTGAAGTTTGCTGTAGACCCTGCAAGTGTTGGGCTTATTGGCGAGCAGTTGGACGCCAGCCTTGGCAATGTGTTTAAGGGCGGCGCGGCACCAGCACCAACCACCAACCCGTTTGGCCCAGTACTTGGAAGCATTAACGCCAGCCCAAATATGGAAGGTAGCCGGGTATCTAACGAGACAGCCAACGTAACTATAAACGTCAATGGCGGCGACCCGAACGCAGTAGTAAGCGCTCTGCGCGCCTATATGCGCACAAACGGCAGCGTGCCCATCAAAGTGAGCAATGCGTACTAATGGCCGTACAAGATTTTCGAGTGCAAGTAGAAACTGCCGGCGGCACTGGCACTATCACGCTTAGCAACGTACAAAGCATTAACTTTAAGACTGGGCGCGAACGTCAACTAGACCAATATTCAAGCCTTAGCGGCACCATTGTTGTACGCCAGCCATCAGCCCCAAACTCAATTATCGTGCCCGGCTCAGTTGTCAGAGTACAATGGAAAAACGGCGCGTCTTATGACCAACAATTTTTTGCCACAATTTCTAACGTGCAGCTTGAATACGGCATACCGTACGCTGGCGGCGTTGCCAATGCTGACTACCTCATAATTAGTGTTGAAGGCTACTTAGCAAACTGTGGGCGTGCCAGCGGGCAAAACTATGCCATGGCTGCCGGCTCTTTGTTCTCGCAAACAAGTGCAGCAAGAACGACAAGCGGGCTAGAAATTAACGGTTTTAATGTGCCAGTTTTTGGTACAGGCCCACAAATGGGTTCGACAACAGTTTCTGGAACTTGGGCAGACTGGATAAATTACGTTTGTTTAACTATCAACGGCAGACTTTACGAGGATCAAAACCAAGTTGCGTTGCTGGGCTCGACGCCGTACCAAACAGCAACAGTAAACTTTAGCGACACTATAAACAACGCCACAAACTACTGTTACGACAAAATAGAATTTTCTAGTTACGCAGATAACTATTACACCCAAACAACCGTAGACCCAGAGTCTTTTGCAGCTCAAACCGTACAAACAGGCTTAAAACCTTACCGCACATACAGCGTTAACACAGTAAACGCTTCAGCATCACAGGCACTTGACTACGCCAACTATTTGTTAAACAACTTTAAGACACCAAAAGTTGCGCCTACTTCTATTTCAATGTTTGCCAATGCTCAAAACAATTTCGGCGGTGTACAAAACTTGGCGGTAGGAACACAAGTAAACATTGCTTTTCGCGGTACTACCTACACTGCAATTATTGAAGGCTGGGCATTTAATGCGCAACCGGGCAATGCTCGATACACGTTTTACGTTTCGGCTGCAGACCTTAACGCTTACCTAATCCTTAACAATGCTACTTTTGGCAAACTAGACGAAAATAAATTGGGGTACTAATGGCAACACCAACAAACTTACCGGCAACGCAAACGACGGGCAATGTCCTAACCGCTGCATACGTTAACGATTTGCGCGGCGCGTTTCGTGTGCTTCAAATAGTAAGCACTTCGGACATGATAATCCGAACTACTACGGGCGACTATCCGCAACAATCAACTTTAAATGTAAGCATCACGCCACAAAGTTCTTCAAGTCTTATTCTTGTTTCGGCAACAATTTCGGGGAACATTGACTCGGCAGGTGCAAACACAAACCGCATCGCAGTTTTCGGTATTTCTTACGGCGTTTCATCAACTACGAGTATCTATCGAACCCGACTAGGCGCAGTACTTAGTGCTGGCTCGGATATGTTTTTCACGCCTGCGATGGAGATATTACATTCTCCTGCTACGACCTCGGCTTGCGTGTACAACGTGTTATTCGGCAGATACTCGGGAACATTTCCGAATGGCATTGGCATCAACCCCGACGCAGGTGGCGGAGTTGCCGGCCGAAGCACAATTACAGCAATGGAGATAAGCGCATGAAGCATGAAGAATTATGTGAGTTGTTACGAGACGCAGGTTTTGACTCAGGCTGGACTCTTGAAGGCGAAACACTTACCGTATGGGCACACGACACAGACCCACCAGCACCACTCACACGACCAGAGGCACGCAATGATTTGGCGGGCTAGTTTTGTAGCGCTTTTGCTGGCGTCAATACTCACAGCATGCGGTAACCGTGTTGAGCAACAACCCTGCATACCAACAAAAAACAAGGCTTTAAGCGCCGCTAACCCGACGTCAGACACAGTACAAACAAGGCCGTGTTAAATAAACCGCGCCTAACGCCTACCGAGTTAAATGCTCGACTACGTTTTATTGTCGGGCTAGTCCTTGCCGGCATTCTTGCCTTAACCATGGCGCTAATGCTTTTTGGCTTACTGTTCGTTTACCAAGGTTCAGAGCTTTCGCCAGTGGACTCAAAATTCTTTGAGCTCATGACGCCAGTAGTCCTATTCCTAACAGGCACTTTAAGCGGCGTGATGATAGCCGGCGGCAACAAGCAAGACGCAAACA